GCAAGAAAGGGGTTATTCGATGCTTCCTGAAAATTTTGATTTTGCAATGTTGCCTCCTGATTTTAAAGAAGGTACACTTGAAGATATAGGAATGCTTGGATCTAGTATCGAAAGCATTGATTATGCGATTACGTCATGGTTAAAACATGACCTTGATCTATCCGCTCGCACAAATGAAGGATTTACGAAAGTTCCTGTGTTGTGGCAAGCCCCTGAGAGATCATATCAGATTAAGCACGAAAAGTCTCTTCGGGATAATGGCGGTGCACTTAAACTTCCAATCGTTAGCATCACGCGCACTTCTATTGCCAAAGATCCGACTCGTAAAGGTTCCTTCCAGGCAAACCTTTATTCTAGTAATAAAGATGGAAGAACCGGCCGTATCGTTATTGCAAAGAAAATCGTGCAAGATAAGACGAGAAACTTTGCCGTTGCCGCGAGCATGAAGAAAATAGTGGGTGAGCCGGGCCAGGCTTATTACCCTCGCGTGAATAAAAAGGTAGTAATCCAATCCTTATCCATTCCAATCCCCGTGTACATAAATTTAGAATACAAGATTATTTTAAAATCTGAGTATCAGGAACAGATGAACAGCTTGGTGGCCCCTTTTATCGCGAGAACAGGTCAAATCAATGCTTTTACTTTAAAAAGAAACGGACACTTATACGAAGCTTTTATCAATCAAGACTTTGCACAGACGAACAACGTCGATGATCTACAAGAAGAGATGCGTATGTATACAACAGAGATAGGAATCAGAGTCTTGGGGTATCTAATCGGCGAAGGTGTGAACGACGATAGACCTATTGTGCGTGTCGACGAAAACACAGTTGAGGTTACATTTCCGCGTGAAGTTTCACCTGTTCCCGGCAACGAAGGCTTTTTTGAGAAGTAGTTCAGGAAGTAAAATACATTTTATTGATTCTCTTCAAGACTTTTGAAGTTGAAAATACTATTTACAGATGATTGACAATCATACTCAAATTACTTTAAAAGAGAGGAAGGGACCAAAAGATGTCGGTAAAGAATTTTAAATTTGTATCTCCAGGAGTTTTCATTAATGAAATTGATAACTCCTTTATACCAAGAAACGCTCCAGAGATTGGACCAGTAGTCGTCGGCCGCGCGCGCCGCGGCCTGGCAATGACCCCCGTTAAGGTTGAATCATACTCAAAATTTGTTGAGATGTTTGGAGATACCGTACCTGGCGGCGGAAATAGCGATATTTACCGCGAAGGCAACTATACTTCCCCTATGTATGGTGGCTACGCTGCCAAGGCTTTCCTCCGCTCTAACGTCGCACCTGTTACTTACGTGCGACTTCTCGGACAACAGACTGACGCAGGCCGAACCGCTGGTGGCGCCGCCGCCGCAGGTTGGGCTACAACGAATGCAGGACCAACAGCTGCCATAGGCACCACTGGTGGAGCATGGGGACTTTGGGTTTTCCCACAATCGGGATCGACAGTTGGCGCGGCCACCATTATTTCTGGAGCCGCTGCAACAGCGTCCCTTGCCGCAATTATCTACACGCAGACCGGTGTTCCCGTTTTGTCAGGAAACTTATACGGAACTGGAACGGTCGGCGCCACAGACTCCGATGGGAAGGCTGGAACGCACGGCGTTCAGGGAATCAACACTATGATTGAAGCCGGCAGCGATGGACTTTTCGCCCTCATCTACACCGCTTCGTCAGTGAACAAGAAAATTAAGTTCGACCTTAACGACTCTTCCGAGAACTACATTCGCAAGAAGCTTAATACGAACCCACAACTGAAGACTGCGGGCGATTTCTACCCGCCTGCTAGCGAAGTTAACTATTTCCTCGGAGAAACTTTTGATCAAGATTTGCTTGACCGTGGTTTGTCCACTAACAAGAAAGTGGTTGGAATGATCACCGCTTTGGGATATAATAATCTTGCCGCTGACAAAAAGTCGACTGGCTTAGACACCGAGAACACCCCAGCCCAGATGAAGAAAGTCGCCTCCACCGAGGGGCGTACAAGTTGGATCATTGGGCAGGACTTAGGAGCCGCAGACGAATATTATGCTCCAGGTAAGCAAAAGCTTTTCCGCCTCGTGGGCCGCGGCCATGGCGAATGGCTTATGGACAATGTTAAGATTTCAATTAGCAATGTTCGCCAATCTAACAGCTCCGTTAGCGATTATGGAACATTCTCGGTCATCCTTCGTGATATGAATGACTCAGATAATGATGTTGTCGTCCTTGAGCGTTATGACGAGTGCACTCTCAATCCAGCTAGCCCCAACTTTGTCGCCCGAAAGATCGGTGATAAGTATGTTAAGTGGGACTCCAAGGAGAAGAGATTACGTACGTACGGCGAATACGACAACAATTCCAAGTTTGTATACATTCAAATGAACGCCGACGTCGAAGCCGGCGCAATTGATGCCGTTACACTTCCTTTCGGTTACTTCGGGCCTCCAAAACTTCTGGATGTTTCGGGTGCCACGAGTCGAAAAATGGTCGCCGGCGGACATGGGATATCCGTCTCAGTTAACAGTGTCTCCGGAACTTACGTGTCGTTCCTCGGCTCTGGTTCTCTCGCTGGCGGAACCACGGGAGCCGGTTATAACTCACCCGGGTTCTCGATACCCAATTCAGCCTCCTGGTGCCCCAGCGACTGGGGCTTCGCTTCGCCGGAGCACGGACTCATGGCGGGTAGTGGTACAATCGACACCCTTGCTCTCAAAATGGAATTCCCGAAGGCACGTCTTAGATATTCGGCTTCTGCTGGTGGACTTACTGATCCTCGAAATGCTTACTTCGGTATGCAAACATCTCGCGGAACAAACAGTACCATCTCAACCCCTGGGATTGGTGAAATGCACAGAATGTGGTCCAAAAACTGGCCAGATGATCCAACTGCAACCGCCACAGCGGCCCAAATTGGTGATCGTGGATATAACGGTTGGGGATATGTCTTCTCACTCGACGATATTATCTCAGGCTCAACTGGTGTATTCTACTACGCTTCCGGCTCTCGTACTAGGGAGGAGTCCTACACAACTGGTAGTTGGAAAGCTATTCTAGACGCAGGATACAACAAGTTCACTGTGCCTCTTTGGGGTGCATTCGATGGCTGGGACATTACGAAACCAGATCCCTCATATAACAAGGGAATGACGCCTGGTACATCTACGGAACTCAATGATTATATTTTCCATACCTGGGCCCGCGCAATGGACACAGTTGCAGATCCCGAAGCAGTGGATATGAACATGCTCGTCGCCCCCGGACTTACAAACAACCAATTAACCGAGAAAGCGATGGATATCTGCGCGGCCCGCGGCGATGCCATGGCTCTCATCGACTTAGCAAACGTATATTTGCCGACTCACGAGATCTACAAAGCTGATAAAGCAGACCGCCTTGCTTCCACTCCGAATCAAGCAGCTACATCTTTACGAGATCGTAAGATTGACACAAGCTACGGCGCCACTTTCTACCCATGGGTTCAAACCCGGGACGAGGGTACCGGAAAGCTTCTTTGGATTCCGCCAACTGTCGCTATGATGGGTGTTCTTGCAAGTTCACAGAAGAAGTCGCAACTTTGGTTCGCTCCCGCCGGTTTCAACCGCGGCGGCCTTACCGAAGGTGCAGCAGGACTACCAATTCTGAATGTAACCCAGCGTCTAACTTCTAAGGAACGTGATATTCTTTACGAAGCACGCATCAACCCGATTGCGTCTTTCCCATCCACTGGAATCGTAGTCTTCGGTCAGAAGACGCTACAAGAGCGCCAGTCGGCACTGGACAGAATCAATGTACGCCGCTTGGTGATTTACTTGAAGAAGCAAATCTCCATCATCTCGTCCAAGATTCTCTTCGAGCAGAATGTACAGGCAACTTGGGACAGGTTCCGTTCATTAGTTGAACCATTCCTCGCCAATGTCAAGGTCACCTTCGGTATCACTGACTACAAGTTGATCCTCGACGAAACCACCACCACCCCTGACTTGATTGATCAAAACATCATGTATGCGAAGATTATGGTCAAGCCAGCACGCGCCATCGAGTTCATTGCGATCGACTTTGTTATCGCATCAACTGGAGCGTCTTTTGACGACTAATAAATTATGAACAAACTAGTTACAATATCAAAGGAGATAACTTAAAATGCCATTCTGGTCCGTAGACTTTGGTGCTGAAGGAAGCACCCC